TTTTAAATATCCTTCTTTAGTGGAGAAAGCCAATTCTCTGCATTCACTATAGGTTCCATCCCATGACCCTACAGCAAATTTACTGCCCTCTAGACAGCCTGCGAACGTACTATAATAAGCGATAAATGCACGGTGTTGCATATCATTTTGTGAACGGTCTTCAAGTTTTAAGTTGGCCAGGCCAAGTTGTACTGTAAGACCTAGCCAAACTAATAGACTAATTAATAGGGTAATCTTCACTTAAATACTTCACTAGAGCACGAGAAATATTTTTGACCGTGGTCCAAACTGTATGCGCTAGAGGCCATGCACCCTGTTGTTCTGCCAAAATAAAAGATAAAGCCCGCTATAACTATTATAACAACAGTTATGAACACTTTAGAAATGATATCTGCTAAATAGTCATCTAAAGCCTTAACTAGATCTTTTTTGGTTATGTACACTTTATTTTTCATGGTCTCTCCAAATTGTTATTGATTGATTATCTTAGTAACGTATAGTTTACAGTAGATTACTTAAAGTTAACTATATTTTACCGCGATTAACGTTGTAACTTTCATTTATATATCTCCTAAATAAAGTGTGGACTGGACGCTACTCCAGCTACCGGGATAAAAAATCAATGCTTCTCCCTTGCGGGGCACTGATCCGGACCAGTGATCAGGTACGTGTCTCCAGAGGGAAGACTTGCACTTCCATCCTCCCGCCAACAATGCAGGGCTCTACTTTAGAGCTACTCAGCTACCACGTCGCTCACACCAATAAGTTATTTTTTAGATTGTCTACCTTCAGGTTTTGTATTATTTTCTACGGGTGCGGCAACGGCACCATCAGCTTTTAGACGCTGAATGCGGAATTGGGTTGTAGAAAGACCCTTTTTATTGATGCGATTTTCTAAGCGGGTGATTTTATATACTCGACCCACTTCTAACAAATCATCTTTTTTTGCATAATTTAAATTGCCAGAAGTAAAAACAACGAGTTCTTTTCCGGTTTCATCCTTGATAAGAAGGTTTTGCTTACCCTCATATTTACGGCTTTCCTCATATCCAAGAAATTCACCTTGGAATGCGGCACCTATTGATAATTTTGCTGTTGTGATTGCGGCTGTTTGTGTTTCGATGTCTTCAAAAGCATCGTTATTTAATTGGGCGGTCATAAACTCTCCTCTTTCATGGTTAACTTTCCATTAATATACTCTACACATACTATCTTGTCAATATAAATAACTGCCTTACTCCCGTATTTTTCTACATGATCTCTTATTGCATCTTTGGCATTAGATGGGGGATCATACTCCGTAGGTAGGCCTACAACTGCACGGTCTTGAATCGACATGGCAAACTCTATCATATCATAGTCTTTATATGCACTATAATCACCTTGCCAGTCCACGCCCGGCAAATATTCTCTTGGAGGCAATTCTTCTCTCTTATAGTAATCAAAGACAGCCTGTAAGCGTGCTAGCAAGTTTGCTGCCAACTGTGCATCATAAGGCACTTCAATAACTTTAATATCACTAGTATTCTTATTAAAATAGATAAGCATGGCACGGTTACAGTTATTTTTGCGCCCCCAATCAGAGGCCATATAAAGTTGCATTTGCGCAATATTTTCTTCTTTCGGTGCCTTTTTAAATGGGTAGTCCCCAATGGATTTTGCATCAACTAGGACTAGAGTATCTCCACCAACCATGGACGCCCAATCGATCGATCCTGTTAATGGGATCTTATTGCCGTCCTTGTCAACGAGTTCTCCATAGGTTACACGCTCTTGTTCAAAACTAACGGAGTACGTATATGCAAAAACCTTTTTAAGAAGGGTTTCAGTAAGATGCCCAAATTGAAAAATAAGTTTAATTCGATTTTCAAATGGTGCTTTAGGAATGGTTCCTGGTTTATAAAAGTTTACCAGATCATAATAGAGGTCCCGCATGGGTTTCAGTGCGCTCGATGGCCGGAGTGGGAAAAAGGATGCTTCGGTATCGAACAATGGTCCAACACTGTCAAAGAGCGCATCACGCACGCCGTTTTGTACAATGTGATCTTCTTTAACTATGTTAGATAGGGCTTTGTTGATGTCTTCAGTTAATTTCATGCTTTCCTTTTGTCGTGTAACTCTTGTATAATCGGATACGTTAAATATATCCGGTCATTAGGAATATTTCTATCATAAATGATTTTGGTGCCATACATCTGCTTTTCTAAATCCAGTGTAATTTTATTCATGTGGTATGGAATAAGTGCCCATAATTCACCACGTTTAAAAGCGCGCCAAAATCCACGCTTTCTAATAGATCGAGGCTTGTCACCCAACTTAGGGACACCACCGACCGGGGTGGGCCCACCATCACTTAACAATTTAATTCTGTCTGCTTCAGAAGCCTCTTTTTTCATTCTCGCTTTCCTAAATAATATCCCGCCATCGTGAACCCACCTTGTGCAAGAAGTCCTAAAACAAGTGCCACAATCACATTCATGGTTGTAAACGCTATGAGAAAGGCTATAGAAGGCGCGCTAATAAGTGCGGTTAAATAATATTTTCTAGTCATAGATACGTAATCTCCTTTTTAGGAACAATAACCGTATACCCACAAGTGGGACACTTTATTTTCGTGCATTTCGCATCATAAATCATCCACGCACCGCAGGAAACAGTCTTTCCTTCTTTTGTCACATATGTCATGGGACAGCTTTGTTTCATTAATCCACCAACGGAAGTTTGTATGTTTTATATCGCTCGTACATTGCTTGATCGTATTCTGCCGCAGTCATTAATGGCGCATTATCAATATAACGTTTTGCCATATCGATTAACTGTTCTTTTATATCTTTAAACTCTATTTCTTCTGAGCAATCAAAGCTCAGCGTATCTAGTTTAAGTATAAAAGATTTTTGCCTTCTATCTTCCGTTAGTTCTTTTGCGGGCGCGGTCTCTATAAAAACTGCGGGCCCTAATTTCTTTTTCAATTCATCCACTCCATATGTTGTATTAAAAGCGCTCGTTTTTCCTGCATTAGATGTATCCTATAGCGTACATTAAAAATCACTTCCTCGTGCATATCCAAATCCTCTAGATCAAGTATTACTTCAAGCCATGAGATATCTGATATGGTGAGGGCAATGATGTTCATTCCATATATTATGCTACTTTATTAGGTGTTGTCAAGCTCTATTTCATATCCTTTATTTTGTCTAGTGCAGCTCTGGCTGGATATTTACTTACAGGCTTACCATCAATCACGTAATTAAGTTTTGTGTATTGCATTTCTTCTAAAGCTTCCGTGGCAATGGCGAGTTTGGCTTCGAGGTCTTTGATTCTGTCGGCCCTTGCAATTTTTATTTTTAAATCTAGTTGCCCTTCTTGTTTGGCGCTCATCCACGACCTATCGCAAATGCATTTATAATAAACACTAGTGACCCCCAGCTCATACTCCTCGGTAACTTCCATCGCCTCTTTGCCGCAATCTGCGCAGATGTTCCATTTCACTCCCCACCGTCCTCTAAAGCTTTGCGGGCTATTTCTTGATTTAAAGTTGTCGCTGGCCATTCATAAATTTCTTCCAAAGCCTCAGTGAGCCGCTTCACTCGGGCGATGAGCCAAGCAACATCGTCGCTCATTATGCCCTGATCATGAAATAGTTCATTATAAGTTGTTTCAATTTCAGCAAGGCGATCACTCGGTGTCATTCTATTTCTTCCCAATCATAAGCATAACAGGCCTCTAATTCTTTTTTAACTTCCTCGAGAGTATCATAAAACTCTCTGGTTAAATCCTCATACCACCACAGGATTTTATATTGGATTTTGTATTTCTTTTTCTGTTCTGAATAAACAATTCTATAATTTTTCATTTCAATATTCCAAAGCTTTCAATAGCACTAACTTGAACATACCAATCATTAGGTAAGGGCTGGGCATCTTTCCAATCACCTGAATTTAATTCTCCGGTTTCATACACAATTTTGGCATCGGATAATAAAACACAAGTTGAATTAACTCCTTTTAAAAGTCCTGTGTAAATATAATTTAGACAAAACAGAGTTATCTTTTTGCCAATTAGTTTTTCTAATCCTTCGCCTTTTATTTCTTCTACTAGCATTTTCATAAATCTCCTTTTGATTAATTTAATAACCGTGACCGTGACCATGACCCTGACCCTGACCCTGACCATGACCATGGCCGTGACCATGACCGTGACCCTGACCATGACCATGACCGTGACCATGACCGTGACCCTGACCATGACCATGGCCGTGACCATAACCCTGACCCTGACCGTGACCCTGACCATAACCCTGACCATGACCGTGACCAATATTTATTTTTAATACTTCTAATCATTAATCTCCTTTTGATTAATTTAATAACCCTGACCGTGACCATGACCGTGACCGTGACCGTGACCATGACCCTGACCCTGCCCATGACCCTGACCGTGACCCTGACCGTGACCATGACCGTGACCGTGACCATGACCCTGACCATGACCCTGACCATGACCATGACCGATATTTATTTTTAATACTTCTAATCATTTTAACACCTTCCAAAACTCCTCATCTAACAGTCTCAAAATTTTTGGGTCTAACTTTAGCTCCGCAATTACAAATAAAAATTCCCTGCGTGCTAGTTGGTCCAACCCTGTAAGTTGCATGCTCACACTCCTCAATGTGTTCTATGTTAATGAGGAAGGCTTTTTGATTACACTTATCTTGATTTCCAATAGCTGTTTCAAATTGTGACTCTGTTTCCCCCCATGCACAATAACTATCTCTACCATAAACAATCCTACCCTCACGCTCTAGCTTGGCGTTTGCAAGGTCAGCGGCATCACTTGATGTAAATGGCAAATGTGCAGCATGTAAAAAATCCTCCGATTTAAAAAACTTCATTTCTTACTCCAAATTTCTGGCACTTTTTCAGCCGTTTGTTCCATATACAAATCCCATGGATAATGACGTAAACACCTATATGCTCGCTGTCTTATGGCGCGAGGTACTTTGGGAGTTTTCTTAGGATCTAAAAGATCACTTAAAAAATCTCTTGTGTACGCCACTGCCCGGTATCTCTCATCTGGTAAGGTCATAAATCTACTCCTAAACTAAGGGTTTCATTTACAAGAACGGGTGTTATAATAGTATTTAATCTAATATAATTATCACCAAATGTCAACACTTTTATCGATGCCTCTATGCCAATAATAGGGACAATGCCCCATCCGAGTGAAAAGGGCGTGATGCCTTTGGCACGGAAATTGTTGTCGTTTTGTACATAGGCACCTAAAATAGGACCCGCTTTTACTGGCCCTATCTTCCACGTATAGGAATACGTGGCACCATATATAATGTCCGCAATGGAATTTTGGCCCATAAATATGCGGTAGGTTTCGTGATCCTCGGATAAACCAATACCAATGAGGCCTGTAAAAATGAGGGTGCCCTCAGAATTTAGTTTATTGGAATATTTTTCCGCCACTCCGTCCCCATTCCACAAATGATAAGTGAGCCCGCCGAAAGTGTTTTCTAGAGAGAGGGCACTGGAAACGAGTGGAAATAGGAGGATCAATAAAAATAATTTCATTTTAATGTTTCCCTTAATGTGTGCATGGTGCTTTCATCTAATATATCACTAAGTGGTATATTCATGAAATAGCAAAGTTTTACAAGATGCTCAAGAGGCATTTTTCTAGTGCCTTTATAATAGCGATAGGCGCCCCTCAGAAATCCCATGCGCTCGTGAAATTCTAGATAGGAATAAGGACTAGCTTTAACTAAAGCATTTAATTTTTCTAGGTTAATTGTCATTTTTATCCTCCACGACTTCAAATTCACCCGCATCATCATCAATAACCGTACCGTATTCAAATTCTACGGTGAGGCGTTTTTGACCGTAGTCCGTTACATAAACGTGAGCGATTTCTCCAATGGATTCTGGGGCGCGTTTTAAATAGGCTTTCATTTTTTCTCCATGAATGAAACGGGTTCCATTGCTGTTCCACAGGTACATCTAAATCCATGAAGGGTTGTAATATCCGGTTGCACGTCCTCTTTTTTATGTATGCACGGAGAGATTTCTTCTAGATTTATAAGGACGGCTCGATGAGTATCACCAAAGCGGGGCTGTTCTGTAAATGCCCATTCGCCGCGTTTATGGCGTTGGGCAAATCCCTTAATGCCATCTCGTTCAAGTTTAGAATTAGCAACGAGTGTTGCGCATTCTGCATTAATAGGAAGATGAGGTTCTAAATGTTTTCCAAAATCTCTGTCATCAAAGAAATTCATTTTACTTTCTCCTTTTTAACAAGAAGTTTGTCGATTTCTCCCAACACTTTGATGTAAGCAATATTTTCACCTGTTGCACGGGTGGAGAGATGGGGATTGCCAGTCCGAGCTGCGTCTCTTATAGCAAGTCCTGATTCGATTTGAAATTTTGCTACGGCTTCTCTAAGTAGGTTAAGTTTTTTCATTTTCGGTCCCTTCGTTTAACAACTATTGTATCTTTGGTGATGAGGTAAATCGCAATCATAGGGCTAAGGGGTGCGGCAAAAAAGCAGCCTATTAAATCCCCTAGGGTCAAATCAATGTATCCCCTAGCAAAATAAATATTTAGCGCCGTACCTAGAGCCCATAAAACAATAATTAATGCTATCATCGTTGCCTCCTGAAAGATATACAGTGCAAGAGAGATGCCAGTAGTGATATCGGCTATTTATGGGTATAAAAATGGCTATCTTATAGACAAAAATGGCCGATAGCTTGGCCGATCTTAGTTAAGTATATAAAACTATTACGTATTGCAATATGTAATACTTGTAGACAGAAGGCGATATAATTAGCCAGTTTACTGGATAACTGGCCCGTTCACATTAGGGAGCATATCACTCATGGGAGTTGGCATTGGATTGGCCTGCGGCATTCCTGGAGAACCACCAGGCATGGGTTGCACGGGGGGAGCAATTGGTCCCGTAGCCTTACGTTTTAATATGCCGATTTGATCACGGAAGCGGCGAAGCATTTCAAGCTTTTCTTCTTCTAATTCTAAAACTTTGCCCTGTGCATAATATTCTAGTGCCAATTCATCAGCAAGGGTCAAATCCATTTCTGGCTCTGGCACCACATATTCACCCTCATCGACAATACTTTCAAGGGATTGATGGATCCAATCTTCCATTGCATTAGCAAGATTTTCTTCCGCATCTAAATCAGGAAAATCTAAAAGTCTACGGCCTTGACGGGGTGACAGAAATCCAGCCTGTAAATATTCTTGTATTGTTTGTAGGCGTCCTGCGGGATCGGTGGGTAAGGAGCTAACGGGGAAGAGTTTCATTATAAACTCGTCTTCTTCCATATCAACATCTTTCCAATTAATCGTCTCAATAAATTTACGACCGGGAACATTCACAGAGAATTTTTTATTGTCTTCATAAATGTCTTTTCCTACACTAACAGATAATTCCGCTAAATCCAAAAACATTTGTTGATAGTCTTGTCCCGTAGCAAGGAATCTTTCTGATTCAATATCACTGAATTCACGAAGAGCTTTTCCGCTATCGAGACCGCTTGGTTTTTTGCTAGCCGCAGAAAGTTGACTGATACCAGATTGCTCGAAAGCTTGGTTTTTTAATGTTTGTAAATGTTGAAAATATTCCTGGGGCACGAAAGAGGAGGAAAGATATTGAGGAGGTTCATCTGATACTATCACTGCACCGATATCATTATTAATGTGCTCCTTGGGTAATTTAGAACCTGTTTTGATCCATACTCTATAGGTGCCATGGAGGTGCATTGATCTTTGAATAACCCAAAGAATTTTATTGATTTCAAGTTGATTAGATTGCAATTGTTCAGCAAGAGCCTGTCCCCACACGCCATACATCCGACGAGACCAATTTAAAAATACGAATGGAAAGAAATCTTTTTTATATTCTTCCATGAATAGAGTTGTATCTCCAACTGTAATGCAATGTAGTCCATCTTTAGCATCGGGTCCACTGGGAAGATGCCAGGATTCTCCAACAGTGACCAAATCTGCAATATTTTGAAAGGATCCTTTTAGATCGGCACTGGCGCTATTTACAACCGTAATGTCTTTTGCATGTTCGGGAAACATTTCCATTAGAACACTTCGATCAATATTTTTAACTCTGTGCATCTGACGAGGTTTGCCATAAAATGCATCAATGGCATCTACGTATAATTCTGATGCAATTACACGTTCATATTTAATGCGTTCATTCTCTGCGAAAACGTGAATGATGCCATCACCAAATACTAGGGCATCTCTAAGAACATCTTTACCTAATTCATAGGCTTGGTTTTCATAAAATACGCCGCTAATAAAATCATCTAATTTTTTTGCTTTTCGTTGTTGTTTATATGTTCCACCACTCGTAAGAAATAATGGCTTAGGTCGAAGTTTTGCCATTTTAGAAACTAGTGTATCAACGCATGATTGAATAACATTAAATGTTACTCTCGTTCTTTCAGCATTTGTTACAGCACTAATTTTAGTATAGCTCATTCCATTAAGACCTAGTAACGAAACATTGCCATATAATCTAGTATTTATTTGATATTGGGTTTGCCTGGCTGTATCGTATTGAGCAAGTGTATTAATAGTAGCGGTTACACTAGCGGCTAAATCTTTTTTGTCCGCCAACCACCATCTTCTATTTGTCATTGCACTGGTAACTGGACCATTAGGCCCCATTGAGCGATAATCTATAGACATATTCTATTTCCTTTTGTACAGTTTTCTGATTTAGTAATAACTCGTAAATTCCAAGGTACATGTAAACCACAAATATTTTTACCTTGAAGTGGGATTATATGATCGACTTCATGAGGTATACCAGTAACTTCTGTCATATAATTAGCTAACTGATAATACATTCTTATTAATTCAAAATCTGATTCTTTTAAGCCTTTAGGGATTGCATAAATTTTATTGCTTCTATATTTTGCTTTTGCTATATTAGCTATAATCCTACCCTTAGGTGTAGTGGTATACTTTTTATCCCATTTCTTTTTGGCTAATTTACCTTTAGGAGTAGTTTCATATTTTTTACGTCTTTTAAAGAAAGAGTTTTTTCCTGCTACACTGGTCCCGTATTTTTTAAACGCCACTTTTCTTTCTTTGTTTCCTTCTTCGGATCTATAATAAAGAGCTAAATCCACATTCTTGCAATCCTTACATCTAGAAGTATGTCCAGTAGAATGTTTTTTAGCCGGGCTAAATTTATTATAAGGCTTAACTATTTTGCATTTAGTACAAGCTTTAACTTCTTGGAGTATCATCTTTACGACTCTCCGTAATACTATCGAATGAATCGGTACTATAAAATAATAATTCAGTATCGCTTGGCATTCTAGAAGTTTGATCACTGGTAAGCAAGGCCGGGTCAGTTTCTTCTTTTTTGACTTTTTTAGGTTTTATAATATGTGTGGGAGCTTTTAATTTTTCAGGGGGGATTTCAGAGGTACAAATTACAATATTACCTTCTCTGTAATAATGCACTCCATTAGCCTTCATATATTTAACGATACTTCTCATTTGTCTGGGGGTCATACCCTTATGTAAAATGCCTGTTAGACAACCAAAACCAGGCGGATTCCATACATGTAGAATACAACTCACATGCTAAAACAACTAACTGATCACTTCTTATTTTTAACTCAACTATATGGAATGGCTCCGGAAAAAGCCAAGGAACTTGTTGCAAAATCTTGTAAAGAACGCTATAATAAGAAATTACCCGACGAATTCAATAAATGGTATCAGGACAATTACACATTAAAGGAGAATAAATAATGTCAATGAAGACCGCCCTAGAGGCACTTAACAAAGCATCAGCCGCACCGGAAACAACGGCGCCGGAAAAAGCACCTACTCCCACAAACATGGCTAATACAGGTGCTAATATAGATCAAACCACTCAGGCTGCGCAAGAAACCAAAGAGAATGCGACTGACAGCTTACAAACGAGTGAAGCTGAAAGTGGGGTGGATGCGACTTCCGTTGAAACCCAACCTTCTACAGAGGCCCCTAAAACTGAAGAGCCAGCAAAAGCCCCTCCAATTTCACAACAGTTTGCGGCCTTAGCTAAAAAAGAAAAAGCTATCGTTAAGCAACAGGCTGAAATTAAGGCTAAAGAATCAGCTTTTGCAGCTCGTGAACTTGAACTCGCTTCCAAAGAAGCCAAAATCAAGCAATCTGAAGAGCTTTTTGAAACTGATCCCTTCGAAGCTTTAAAACTTCGTGGATACTCTTATGATAAACTAACAGATATGATTTTATCTGGTCAAATGAAAGTGGAAAAAGCTCCTGAAGATCCCACTGCACTTGCAAAACGTCTAGCTGAAGAGATTAGAAAAGAAATCTCCGACAAAGAAGCCGCTAGAGAAGAGACAACTAAAAAGCAACAAGAGGAATTAAAAGCTGCGGAAGCTAAACAACTAGAGGAAGCATATGCTGCCTATAGAACAGAAGTTAAAGAATACACCGCTAAAAATGCTGATGAGTATGAGTTAATTAATCTGTACGGACAACAAGAGATGATAGTTACTGAGGTGCAGAATTATTATGAAGCTAACACCCGAGTATTATCAGTTAAAGAAGCTAGTGATATCGTAGAAAAAAAGTTGGAAGCCGAAGTTCAAAAAGCTTTAGGTGCTAAAAAGTTTGCTAGTAAAGTCGCAACTCCCGTTACTACGGAAGCAAAAGCTGTGGCAGAAAAAGCAAAGGCCCCGACAAAAACTTTGTCCAACAATTTAAATACTACGATGGCAACAACACTGCCAGCGGCAACTGATAATGAAAGAATGAAGCGCGCATTAGCGGCTTTATCAACTGCCCAACAAAGATAATGTGGGTTTTATTATTTATTTTGCTGCTGGTCTGCTGTCTTATAAGTAGTTGAAATTATTAGGGAAATTGTTGTAAAGACAATTTCTCTTTTATTTTTCCCCCATAGCCAGCCTTTTGACAAATTGAGGCGATGGAAGAGCGGGGAATATTCATCAAGATAGAAATGCCCTCATAAGAAAGACCTTCAAATCTTAGTTTAAATATTCGCTTGTAATCGTGCAAGCGAGGCGGACCTGATCTGTAAGTATCAATGAAATTTTTCACTTTACCAACCTTTCGGAATTTCCAAATAGTTACCTCGATCGAATGAATCTATTCAATATCTATTCAAAAATGATCTGTTATAAGCTAAATTTAACGCGATCGAGGGAATAATTCATACACCAAATCTCTCTTTGTATAACTTGTTGGCGACAAAATTTAACTTGGCTGCATAGTCAGGGAGTCCCCAATTTTGTTCTCTCACTACGTGCATATTTTTAAGTATATATTTATCCACCACTTCGGGAGTAAGCTCAGCTTTTAGTTTCAATAGGTAAAGAGTTCTTGGATCAATGCTACCTAATCTTTTCATAACTTGACCCCCTTCTCTTTTTCGAACCCTTTTTGATAGGTCATTTTATTTTCCTTTCATAAGATGAAATCATTCCATCACAACGTTCTCTCAAGGCCATAACTGCCCCATACCTAAAATCCGCTTCTTCGTGCATCATTTGTAAAATGGAAATATTTCTATAAATTTTATCATACCCCTCTTGAGTACATTCTTCTTCTGCTCGCATAATATTCGCGACTTCGTGCACCAATTGTTTTTCATATTGTGCATTAGATAGCACCAGGGCAATCATTAACATCTTTTTCATAATTCCTCTTTCCTTTCATTAACTTTTTTACAATTATTACATATTCTATTCTCTAGGCTACGAAATACATTATCGCACCTAAGACATTTTCTCTTTTTAATTTTGGTCCATCTTAAATCAATGTGCATCGACGTAGTATATTTTTCATACAAAAGTTCTTCAAATGATCCGAGCCATGGTTTTTTCATGAATCCTCCAGAAAATAATTATCCGCTATTCCATCGATATAAGCAGAACCAGCGTGATTATAAGCTTGAAGTTCTACCGCGTCATCTAGATGCTTTTGATCGGTGGGCATAAGCTTATCAAAATCTAATGTTTTATGTGTGGTGAGATCATAAATTGAAACCTTCACCACCTCATAGTCATCTCTTGTTGCTCTCATATCCACTGTTATTTCCAGTTCGTTATGGTGGCCATCAGTAACAAGCTCTCTTGAATCATATACAAAAGTAAAGGTGTACATTTTATTCTCCTTCCATTAAATATATTATCGCTTCTATTTGACGTAACTCTTCTTGTTTCCTGGCGTCGGCGGCGGCGTAGGCGTAGGCGGCGGCGGCGTAGGCGGCGTCGGCGGCGGCGGCGGCGGCGTAGGCGTCGGCGTAGGCGGCGGCGGCGGCGTCGGCGGCGGCGGCGTCGGCGGCGTAGGCGGCGTAGGCGGCGGCGGCGTCGGCGGCGTAGGCGGCGTAGGCGGCGTAGGCGGCGTAGGCGGCGGCGAAGCTACAATCTAATGCAAATACAACTTTAGTGTCGTTATTCATTAATCGAAGTGCTACCCATAATTTATCTCGATGCGTAATATTTTCCAATTCTAAAAATTCAATTAAACTAAACTTTTTATTATCATAATGAGCGACCCAATTATCAAATCTATCCTTACAGGGATTAAACTGAGTAATTAATTTAGTATCAATTTTATATTTCATACGTGATCCTCTCTTTCTAATTATATACAGTGCAATGTGAATGCCAGCCCCTTATGTCCCTTGTACGATATTAGTGTTTAGCTTTTTGACAGTAGTCAGAAAATGATAGACACTTCCTATATTAATGCCAAGTTCTCTAGAGATACGATTTTTACTCCATCCTTGTTCTGTAAGCTTCAACATAGTTTCCTTAGAAGACACACTGATGTTAGAGGGGCGCCCACATAAAATCCCTTTTGCCTTTGCATTAGCAAGACCTGATTTTGTGCGCTCCACAATCATTGACCGCTCAAACTCTGCAAATGCACCAAGAAGTTGCATAAAGAGCATGCCTTGAGAAGTTGAAAGATCTAAGTTATCTTTCACTGAAATAAGAGACGCGCCATGTTCACTAAACACTTTGATGAATGAAAGCAGGTCCGCCAGTGAGCGGCCTAAGCGATCAAGCTTCCATATCACAATTGTTTTGATACCCCCCAATTTAACATCGGCTAGGAGTTGTTTGAGGGCGGGGCGAGATGCGTTCTTCCCACTAAAACCCTCATCCTGATATATTTTAAATTCTCCCATGCCTCGTGCTAGAAGAAACGCTTCAATCTCCCGCAATTGCATCGAAATATTTTGGTCACTTGTTGATACCCTTAAATAAACGCTTGTCATAATATACCCCCTAATAGTTTTTAAATATTTTTCGGTGCCTCTTATATTTCAGTTTCAGTTTTTATTTCCTTAAATAATTCAAAAAGTTCAGCTCAAAAAATCTCCAAAATCAAAAGTAAAGTCTGGAGCATTTTCAAAAAACCTTTTCCCTTTTTCGTGTCTCTCAAAATCGTGTGTGCCTTTTTTATATGCACTTTATATCTTTATGCAAAAGTGGTGCCAAAGTTTTAAAATACAC